CCGCAAGGACCTGCATTGCCAGATCACCTACGCCACGATCGGCAGCATCTACAAGCGCGCCTTCGACATTGGCCGCATCGACATCGTGCTGGCCGACGAGTGCCACCTGATCAACCCCAAGGAAGCCGGCATGTGGCGGTCCTTCCTCAAGGACCTGGCCCTTTGCAACCCGAACACCCGCGTGATCGGCTGGACCGGCACGCCCTTTCGCGGCAACGGTGTTTGGCTGACTGCCGGGGACGACGCACTGTTCACCAACATCGCCACGCAGGTGAAGATGAAGGAGCTGCTGGAGCTGGGCTTCCTGGCCCCGCTCGTGCCCGCCCCCACGGTGGCCAGGATCGACACCCGCGACGTGCGCATGTCCGGCGACGACTACGTTGTCAGCGAGCTGGCCAAGGTGACCGACCGCGAGGAGCTGGTTGAGGCAACGTGCGACGAGATCGTGCAGCTCGCGGCCGACCGCAAGCGCTGGCTGGTGTTCGCCGTGACGATCGCCCACGCGGAGCACGTCCGCGACGCCCTGAAGGTCCGAGGCGTGCAGGCCGAGCTGGTGAGCGGCGACACGCCCAAGCATGAGCGCGCCGCGCTGATCGCCGGGTATCGAGCTGGCCGCATCAAGTGTCTGGTCAACGTGGGCGTGCTGACCACCGGCTTCGACGTGCCCGAGGTGGACTTCATCGCCCTGCTGCGCGCCACCAAGAGCCCGGTCCTTTACGTGCAGATCGCCGGCCGAGGCATGCGCTGCGTGGGTGCCAACATCGTCGAGTCCGCTGCCAACGGAAAGGCCGACTGCCTGTGGGCCGACTTCACCGACACCACCGCCATCATGGGGCCGGTCGATGCCGTCAAAGGCCGCCTGCCCATCGGCAAGCGCAAGGGCGAGGCACCGCACAAGCTGTGCCCATCGTGCGGCAGCCAGAACCCCGCCAGCGCCACCGAGTGCTTGGACTGTGGCTTCCTGTTCCCTGAGCCTGAGCGCATCAAGCACGGGCACCAGGCGTCCAACGCGGCCGTGCTGAGCAGCCAGAAGGAAGCCCTGTTCGAGACGGTGCCGGTCAGCGAGGTGCGCTACCGCATGCACAACAAGCCAGGCAGCCCGCCAAGCCTGCGCGTTGAGTACTACGACGGCCTGCTCAAGAAGGCAGCAGAGTGGGTGTGCCTTGGGCACCAAGGCTTTGCCAGGACGAAGGCCGAACGGTGGTGGCAGCAGCGCACCACGATCGATGCCATCCCGAGCAGCACCGAAGAGGCGCTCGAGTGGCTCGAGTACAGCACCGCCGTGCTGCGCAAGCCCGAGGCGATCATCGTCACCAAGGCAGAAAAGTATCCAAGCATCGTAAGTTATCACTGGCAGAAAGAAGCAGCATGACCAAGACAGAACTCAGCGCCAAGATCGACCTGTTCAGCCGCGAGCTGCGCACGTTGCAGGCCATCCAGACCAGCTGCGCGCAGTGCAGTCACGGCGAGCGCACCGGGTGGTGCAACAAGCACCAAGCATCACCGCCGCCAGACGTGCGCCCACTGGGCTGCGATGACTGGCACCACGATGGAGTCCCTTTTTGAGGCACGGCATGAGCGCACTACAAGTCCAGGTCGCAGGCGACCATTACAAGAATCAAGCGATCCAGCCAGTGGAGTACATCCACGCCAACGGCATTGGATTCTTTGAAGGCAATGTCATCAAGTACGTCACACGCTGGCGAGACAAGGGCGGCATTGCCGACCTCGAGAAAGCCAAGCACTACATCGATTTGTTGATTGAACTGGAAGGCAGGGCAAAATGAAACTCGTCGCATCAATCTTTGGCGCGTGGCTGGTCCTCGGCGCGCTGGGCTCGCTTGCTCTTGCGCTGACCGGCGCGCTGCTCAAGGTGCTTTACCTGGGCTTCATGCTGGGGTGGACTGCGCTGTGATCGACGACATCCTCACCGAAGAAAGTCTGTGCGTGATCGCGGACTACCACACCCGGGACGGCCTCAAGGCTTGGCTGCGCGCCAACAGCATTCCATTCATCGAAGCCAAGAGCGGATGGCCACGCGTTCACCGCAAGGCGCTTGAGCGTGCGATGGGCGTGCAGCAAGGTGAAGACCTCATCAAGGGCGCGCCTGTGGAATTCAACTTCGACTCATTGCGCTGAAGTATCACAAGCCTTATACTTCACGCCCATGAAACGTATTCCACACTTCAGCGAAAAGCGCGGCACCAGCAAGAGCGGCAAGGAGTGGGTCGCCTACTACCACACCGCCAAGGTCGACGGCAAGGTCAAGTGGACCCCGCTGGGGCGCAGCCGCCCGGCCGCCCTGCGCAAGTGGGCCGAGCTCGAGTGCAAGCCCGTGCCCAACGAGGCCGGCACATTCAACGCGGTGGCCGACCAGTACATGCTCTGGGCTGAGGCCGAGGTCGTGTCAGGTGAGCTGGCCCCGCGCACCATTGCCGACCGCAAGAAGTACCTCAAGGTCATGCGCCCTGTGTTTGGCCAGCACCCGTTCGCCGCGATCAAGTCGTCGGACGTGGTCACCTACCTGGATGTGCGCGGCAAGACATCCAAGCACAGCGCCGGGCAGGAGCTGCGCTTCCTGTCGGTCATGTGGAACTGGGCCAAGGCCCGCGACATTGTGCTCACTGCCAACCCGGTGACGGGCATCAGGCTGCCGGGCACCGGCAACCGCATGATCGAGGTGCGGCCGCAGGACTACTGGCTGGTCCACGGCTGCGGCGATCGGATGGTGCAGGACGTCATGGAGCTGGCCGCCAGGCTGGGCACGCGCCCGCAAGAGGTCTTCGGCCTGACGTGGGGCAAGGTGGACCTGTCCGCAAGCCCGATGACGATCAAGGTCTGGATGAACAAGACCACCGGATTCAAGATCGTTGTCGCCGATGCCGAGCTGGAAGCCATCATTCAACGCCTGCGGGGCGATCGCGACCGCCCGAAGGGTCACGTACTGGTCGACGAGGATGGGGCCGCCCTGAACCCTGTGGGCGCGTTTCGGTACCGGTTCACCGCCGCACGGACGGCGGCCGCCAAGAAGGCCGAAGAGGCCGAGGTCGATCACCAGGACTTCCAACTGCGGGACTTGCGCCCGATGGCCGGATTGGCCATGCTGGATGCCGAGGGCATGGACGCTGCGCGCCGCCTGCTTGGCCACACAACCGAGCGCATGACCGCGCACTACACCACCAAGCGCCGGGGCTTCGTCAGCAAGTCCGCGAGCATCAAGGTTAGAAGTACTTCTAACCCTTCACAAGAGTGATTAAAATGCCCGCTCGCAAGTGCTTGTCACTGCTCAGGAATTATGGAGGCGGGGGTCGGAATCGAACCGGCGTACACGGATTTGCAGTCCGCTGCCCAAAAACACAGAAAACCCAGCATCCATGCTGGTACCGGAGGTGGTCAGGCACTCTGATCACTTCTAACTTATCACAATGATTGTAGGCTGGCGACCCGCATGAATCCTCAACACACCGCCAAGAAGTTAGAAGCAGAAAGGACCCACCCGTGAACATCCCGGAGACCAAACCCCAGCGCACTGCGGTGTCGCTCAACGACATCCAGGACAAGGTTAAGAAGACCACCTACACCGTGCTGCCCGACGGCAAGACCACGGTCTGCCAGCTCCACATGGAGAACGGCTACACGATCAACGGCCATTCGGCTTGCGTCGACCCGACCCAATACAACCAGGCCCTGGGCGAGAAGTACGCCTACGAGGACGCCATCAACAAGGCCTGGCCGCTCGAAGGCTACCTGCTGGCCGAAGAGATCTTCCGGCGAGGCCCGCAGGTCAAGGTGTACTCATGGCGCGACGTGGTCAAGCACAGTCAGCTCAAAGACCCGTTGAGGGGTGACATCCAGTTCTACGTGCGCATGCGCGATGGCGCTGCATTTATAGGCGGCGTGGAAGACTGCCAAGGCGAGCCGAGCTGCAATGTGGAGCATCGGATTATGGCCAACATCAACAAGCAAGTGCTGGAAGCCCGCAAACCATGAACTTCGTCTGCCCCCTGCCACCCATCAAGGTGCTCGTTCGATCCGAGTACCTGTACGACTTCGAGCGCGGCCATGGTGAGCACGTTGAAGGCATCTGGTGCAGCGTCAAGTCGCACCGTGGCGAGGCCTTCCGCTTCGAGACCTACCTGCCACAGTACGGCGCGCTGTACGACAAGCTGCCGATCTCGGCGTTTCTGTGGAAGCCGCTCGAGGGCGAAGACCTGCCGTTGGATTTTCTGCAGATCTGGGATGCCCTGAGCTACCACGTCAGCGTGGTCGAGAAGCCTCTGCTGGGCGGCCTGCGCTCTGAGTTCTTCGGCAAGGACAAGAAGACTCACCCCGGTGAGTACATGTTCACGCTCGACGGCTGCAGCCCAGACCCGCGCATCCCTGACTTCGGGTTCAGCGAGACGGTCGACGAGCACAAGTCCTACAACGTGCTGAAGCTGGACAACGGCCAGTTTGCACTGCAGCCAAACAATCGGTGTCGCTTCTTCGACCCGGCCTTCGTGCCGCAGGAGATGAAGTTCCCCGACTTCAAAGTCGCGACCGTGAAGTACACGGTCGAGAACAAAGCCAAGTGGCGACTGGGTGACACCAGCACGGTCACATACGACGACAAAGGAGAATGATGTGAGTACAACCTACGCCATCGCCAACGTGCAGCACTCGCTGCAGGCGCTGAAAGAATTGATCCCCTCGAACAAGTGGGACGAGACACCGCTGCCAGTCATCGCCGCCCCGGGCTGGTGGATGGAAGAGCTGCGCACAGAGCTGGGCGTCGAGCCTGGCTTTGAGCCCGAGTCGATCCACGGCTGCACCGTCATCCGCAACGACGAGGTCACCGAGCCGTGGCTCATCGACCACGACGGCAAGCGCTACCCGATCCTGCCCAAGTGGCAGCGGGCCAAGGCAGCCGACACAGAAGGCGGTGAAGCATGAGCAAGGCAACAGTGATGTTTGAAGATGACGGCGACCAGGTCGCTGTGCATGTGGACTTTGGCCCCGGTGGCGGACAAGAGACCAGTGGTGCACACCAAATGGCCATCAGTGCCGTGACAAACCTGCAGCGTGAGCACCTCAACAACTACGAGCGCACAGCTCGGTGGCTGAAAGCCTGCGGCAAGGGGCCTGACATCAATGGCCTATCCGTTCAGATTGGCTGCCACCTGGAGGAGATCTGCGAGTTCCTGGGTGCCCTGCGCAGTGACAGCGAGGGCTACGGCAAGCTGCTCGAGCGCACAAAAGCAGACCTTGAGTGGTTCGCCGTCAAGCTGAAGAAGCGCGAGCAGTTTGTCTACATCCCCACGCACCTGCGTGTTGATGCGCTCGACGCCTTGTGCGACACCGAGGTAACCGGAAACGGTGTGGCCTACATGGCTGGGCTGGATAAGCCTGGGGCCGATGTCGCGGTGCTGGCCAGCAACGACGCCAAGCTGGTGGATGGCAAGCCGGTCATCCTTGAGGGTGGAAAGATCGGAAAGCCCGAGGGCTGGAAGCCGCCCGACTTGCGATCGTTCATCTAAGAAAGGGGGCCAGTTGGCCCCCTTCTTACTTTGGCACCACCCGCAGGTACTCGCGGTTCATCTCGGTGGCCAGCTTGTCGCGCTCGACCTGCAGCTGTTTTTTCAACAAGGCCTTCTCGGCTTTTGTCTTGCTGTCGTCCTTGATGATTTCGATCTCTTGCTTGCGAATCATTGCAGACTGGCGCTGATAGGTCGCTTGCATGCCAGCCAGGTTCAGCAAGCGATCCTCTTCGCTGGTCAGCTCAGGATCAAGTCCCAGCTTCTGCTGCGCCTTCACCTCGTCCGACAGCTTCTTAACTTCACGCATGCGATCGCCTGCAGTCTTGATGTTCGCGCCCTCGTCAACCTCGCCGTAGAACTTGTTCAGGAACGGGATCTTGCTGGCCTTCGGCTGCAGGTCGTCTCCGGTCATGGCGATCACCGACGAACCGACCTGCTCCACGAAGGTGCCCAGGCCGCCCGTAGTGGCGCTGATCAGGGTCTGGATGGTGCCGGGTGTCACCGACGTCTCCACGCCCAGGATCTTGCCCGCCTTAGCCTCGTTGCCGCCGCCCAGCTCGTTCAGTGCCTCGGCGATCTTGGCCGACACGGAGTCTTGCTGGCTGGTGAACATGCGCTCTGAATCTGGCCTGACATCCCATGGCGACTTAAACGGCGACGAGGCGGAGCCGAAAGTGCCGCGCTCGGTGATCAACTGGATCGGCAAGTCCGCCAGCGTGGGCATGGCCGCCAACAGCACCTGCACGCCGTCGCTGAAGTCCACAGCGCCGCCAATTGGGTTGATCGAACCGAAGACGGTGGAGGTCATGTGCAGCGCCGCCTTGGTTGGTGTCATGCCGCGTTTAGGGTTCTCTGCATTGCGCAGGACGTCGGCCATCACGTAACCCAAGTTCGGGAAGATGTTGAAGCCGTACTGCACGGGGATCGTGATGTAGCGGCCACGCTTGCCCACGCGCTCGATGCCGCCTGCCAGGGCGTCGCCCGGTGGCAGCATGATCACCATGTTGCGCTCCTTGATGTAGCTGGGGATCTTGTCCCAGTACGTTTCGCCGTCATCGTCTTCGCCGCCAGAGGACGCGCCATACATCGCCAACATAAAACCAACACCGGCCACGCCCGCCATGGAGGCCTGCACCGCCGGGCTCTTGAGCACCTTGAACAGCTGAGCGGTGCCCTGCACCGCTGGGTTGAAGAACAGGTAAAGGTTGTTGAGCGCGCCGCCCCATTCACCTTTCCTGTTGAAGTTGGTCGTGCCGTCCTTGGCCAAGACAGCAGCTTTGGCGGGACTGTTACCTTGATCGCGTGATGCTTTGTAAAGCGCAAAGCGGGTTGCGTTCTCGGACGCGGAGCCCAAAAACTCCAGCGACCGGGCAACACCAGAGGCAGAGATATAAGAAGCAATGCGGTTGGCCTGGCTTGCGCTCATGCCGCCCTGCTTCAATGCATTGGCCAGCAGTGGCGTTTGGCTCCACAGGTTTTTCTTCAGCACCTCAGCGATTGTTTTGGGACTTGCGCCGGCCCTGAGCAGATCATTGCGCAGGTCTTTATTGATGTCTTCCAGAGACCTCATGTAGTAGCCACCCGTAATGCCTCCGGCATTAAGAAATTCTGCAAACCGGGCGTCCATCTTGGGGTTGCCAAACAGCCGGCTGCCCGTGCCCGCTACGCCAGCCTCTTTACGGGTCGACGCCATAAACGCTTGAGGGTAAGCAGCAAGGTAGCTGGCCAAGCCCTTGGGCCCCAGATCGGCCAACGCAGAGGCTGGGCCGGACCACAGCGCGTCACGCACAATGTTGTAGGCGGCAAAGACTGGGTTGTACTTTGTGATCACTGCACGCAGCCAGTTGTTCCACCAGCCATT